CGAACCCAGAGACTCCTTGACCACACCAAGCAGCTGCGGAAGAGTCTTGACGACCGTGGCGGACTCATAAGCCCGATCGGCCATGTCGGTGATCTCTTTGATCTGAGCGTCGCTGTAGCCCTGTTTCTTAAGAGCTTCCTGCTGCTCCTCGATTGCTTTGGTGACTCGCTTCTGAGACCAGCCAAGATGGTCAGCCTTGATGGAGGCCTGAGAAAGTCGACCGTCCATCAGAGCGAAGGTCTTCACCAGAACATCGGACGTCAACCACGACGAACCGCCACCAGCCGTTGAGATAGACTCACGGAAGGACTTACCGGCGATCTTGATGTTCTTCGCGCCGAGGTCGACCTTCTCGTTGATCTGCCCCATCGCCATACCAGTGGTAATCAAGGCCTTCTGGAGGTTCTTACCACCCATACCAGCGTTAACCACCGAGTTCCAGTCCTGAAGACTCACTCGGCCGGCCGCAATAGCCTGCGACAGCTGGTACATAGCAGACGACGCCTGCTGAGACGTAGAACCGGACAGGGCGGCCATGTTGGAGATACCCTGAATAGATGACACAGCATCCTTCAACCCAACACCAGCTGCGGTAAACGTGCCGATGTTGCGGGCCATCTCCGAGAAGTTGTAGATAGTCTTGTCGGAGTACTGGTTAAGCTGCGACATGTAACCATTGACCACATTGACGCTAGCGCCAGTGTTTGCCATAACAGTCTGAATCGACTGCAGGTTAGTGTTGTACTCGTCGAATCCCTGCATGAGAGGTGCGAGAGTGAAGCTTTTAAGGAAGTTGCCGGCCATCATCGTTGCCTTGCTGGCAATGGTGGCAATCGCAGCAACGCCGGCGACCTGAAGGGCTGAGAACTTGGCGGTGACCTGCTGTGCAGCCCCGCCCATCTTACTCAAGCCTTCGGACTTACCCGTGCGGGCAAGAGTCTTTTCCAGCGAAGTCAGGTCACGCTCGGTCTGGGTGACGCCCTGCGTGAACTGTTTGTTGTTAAACTCCATGTTGACGATGCGATCGTCGACACTGCTCATGAGGTTGTCACCTTCTTCCACACGTCGTTGGCAATCGAGTCAAATATAGGCTTGATCGCGGGGTTGATGTAATCTCGTCCGGCGACCCAGCCGCCTGTCCCAGTACCGTGTCCGTATTGAAGAATCACAGCAATGTTGACTCCGCTTTCGTTATGCGTGTTGATCCAGGATATAATGGTCTTATCACCTTCGACTCGGACCTCATAGCTCCAAGAAGCAGCCGTGAGGCCCGAGTCGACAGGCGTTGAACTGCGAAGAGCGGCGACACCACGTGCGCCAGCCGCCTCACAGAACGTCCGAATATCCATGCTTCGCATGCTCCTGAGGAACGACTGTGTGTTCTTAGTCGACCCTTGGGTCGTAATTTTAATCACGATCGCTCCTTTCAGAAGTCAGGCAGTTCGCTTCCACATGTAAACAGCGATGAAGGGGGGCATGTTCTCGTGCGCCCCACCGCCACCTTCGGCGTAGACGCCGTGACTGTGGTCGTTGCTCGCGCCATACGTAGCAATGTTGTGGGTGTGCGCACCGCCCCAATCGGTTGCTCCGGCGGTTCGGTAAGGCCGCCAATAGTTCATGCTACCTGCGGCTGCACCAGCGGCATCGTTCGGGTACTGATAACCGTGCTGGTGAGAGCCCTGAGAATCGGTGTAGCCGCCGTGAGAGTGGTCCGCCGATTGACCAGTTGTCCCACCGCCATGGGCGTGGCTAGGAATCTGCGCAATAGCCAAAGTGACCGTATCAGCTCCGCCAGTGTCTTCCGCCACATCCCATCGAGCATTTGCTTCGTCCAGAGAGATCGGCATCCGACCCTTGCCCCATCGAACCCAGGTGCCGCCACCCAAAAGAGAGGCAGGGTTAGTAGCACTCGTGTTCATGAAAATGGTGCCTACGGGCCAGCTGAAATAAAGAGGAGGGATGACTCGACCAGCGTTGATTGTCGTTACACCGTCGCCCTTTGAGAAAACAAGATCATTACCTACGATGCTAGCGCCGACGATTGAGTTGTCCTCTACGGCGTCAACCCGCGCGGCAGTCGCGCCAATTACTGTAGCCACATCGCCTCCTTTCTAGACGTTCGTGCTGCTGATGCGGAACGTGCCGTCGGCGTAGTTTTCGCCGTCCACGTTGTCGACTCGGAAGACGCCGGGCTCGACGAGGTACACATTCTCGTAAGCTCCTTCGACAGAGAAATTACCATCGCCCATGTCTGTGACGATAATGGTGTCGCCATAGCTGAGCATGTCGAAAATGGTCTGAGGCGTAGGCATTGCTGGGAGAGAGCTATCAGAACCGTAGAGAAGAGCCTCGATGTCATCAATTCTCGCTTGCGCCATGTGGCGTGTATCGATAATGATGTGGGCTGTAGGGCGGAAACCCTCAACCTTCACCGGGACCGCTTGAATATCCCACGAGAACTCAACCGGATTGATGCTTGCGCCCAGCGTGTCATACGACAAGCTCTGAGGCGTGACCACAGCGTTGTAAACAAGATGGATCTTGTAGCCGAAATCTATTCCGTTGGTCGCGTTACCTACCTTAGTTCGGTATGCAAGGTCGAAAACGGCGCCTGGCTGGGAATCCAGATACATGCCATCGGCAATCTCAGTAACGCCCATGATCTCTGCAAACGCATCAGGATATGTGTAGGCCTTCAACGTTGCCGAATACTCCTTCGGCTTAGGAAGGAACAAGAAAGGTCGACCGTCGATGTAATATGCCGCAGCACCATCGCCGCCTTTCTCCTCAACGCCGGTCAACCCAACCCACGGAACAGCCAATGAGACCTTTTCGCGCTTTTCTGACACGGAATCCAAAGCCGTGCCGACCCAAGCGTAATCGTAAAGATCGTCGTCTGGCGTGTTACCATCGAAATATGGGTATACCTCAGGTCCCTCAGTAATGATGATGTTATCGAACCACACGTTTGTACCATAGGAGTTGTTGTTCTTGAGGAACAATTGAATGGCCGCTGATGCACCGTTCTTCGGAGGAAGCGAGAAGGTTAGCGACAGGGTTTCCACGCCAGAAATAAGAGTGCTAGACACCGAAGCCGGAGTCATATTGGGCGTGTTGTTTACCGTCGAGACCTCGATCTTTGCCGCGACACTGAGCGCAGGACTCTTTCGAACGGTGGCCGTGATGGTGTATTGCTTCCCCCAAGTGACATAATCCTTGAGGTTGATGGTCGCACCACCCGTAGCTACCTTCTTAGAATAAATCCGAAGAGACTTCGTCCCGCTTTGGGCCCAGTCAGTAGAAATAATGCCTACAGCACCATTAGCTAGTCCGGTCGGCGAGAGAAGAATCGCTCGACGAAGCGAAGCGGAACCATCCACACCCCCAGCCCACTCGTAAACGAACTCTCCAGAAGCCGCGGTCGAGCCATCAAAAGGATCTAGAACGTCCTCTTCGAACTGCACTACGGCCGAATCAAACCAAACCGCATCGCCGGCAGCGGCTGTGCCAGTAGAGAGGAAGGCGCTCGAAATAACCTCTACTTGCGTGGCCGTGGCGGGAACAGTCTTGTTGGAGATTTTAACCCAAGTCCAACCAGTCGAAGTAAGGGTCGTGTCGCTTCCATACAGAATAGCGCCCACCTGAACAGAAGACGCGTTGTAGAAGACAAGCCCAACTTTCCCCTTAGCAGAGGCTCGGCTCGGACGAATCATCAACCCCGCACTAACGATCTGACCAGCGGCTACAGCAGTTCGGCTAGCACCCGCGGACGAAAGCTGACCGACCGCGTTGATGGACGCCAGATCAACGACACCGGCGCCGGCAGCCTGAACCGTAGACTTTCGACTAGAGCCTCTAGAATGAAAGACAGTAGTGTCCGTCGACATAACATGGTTGGTTCCATTGACCGCGACCCAGCCTCCAGCTACCGCTCCAGACGGATTCCAGAGTTCATTCCGCTCGACAGTCGTTAGGACGCCCGGCTTCTCGAAGGAACCAAACGGCAAAAGATTGGTTGCGACGACGTGGCCCAGAGGAGGCGTCTTCTTAGGATAAAGCACTCCTCGGTCGAGACCTGCGTCAAAGAAACGCCCTTCTGGGGCGCTCCAAGTCATACGTGGCATGGATTACCCTTTCTCATCCGGCGCTTCCGGACTGCTGTCGGCGCTGCTCGTTAAGGGACCGGTACTTCTCCGCAAGCTCCTGCTTGCTCATCTTCTTCGGCTTAGACTGCTTAATACCCACGACCTTAACCAAGACCATGAGGCGATTCAGATGCCAAGTCTCTACCGGATGAAATGGGATGTTAAACTGAATCAACCAGTAGTAGATCAACTCGTTGGTGATGACCTCCGAGGATCCTCGCTGCTGGGGTTCAGGTCCAAACGTGGTTGCCGTTTGATCGCTGTTAATGTACTCGGCGATCGTGTTGATGTCTTCTACACTAAGACGATCGACAAAGTTTTCGGGAGGATTGTCATTGAGAACCATCTGTTCAATGTACGACACCGTCTCTTCCGGTGTTTTAGGCTCTCGACCGAAGAACGGTTTCCTATGAATCGCTTCCCATTTTGACAAAGAGAGCAGGGAATGCTCGAAAGAGAGCTTGATGACAGGTTCGTCATCGAGCGGTTGTAGCATAATGTCGAGCATTCCCCGACTCCTTTCAGTTGTCTACTCCGAAGAGGATCACGGAACGTAGGTGATCGTCCAGTCGTTGTCGGACACCGGGCTGAACTTGTAGCCAGGGGCCGGGTGAGCCTGAACGACCGTGGTGGCCGTGATCGGAGCGGTCGGGCCGGACGGAACCTCGTTGCCGCCGATGGTGTAAACGACACCGGTGACGGCCGGGATGGTGATGATGTCCGTCGAGGCGTCGTAGGTCGGCGCGGTGGCGGTGACCTCGATGGCGGTTCCGGAGAACATGTCGAAGACCTCGGTCGGCAGAGGCAGACGAGGGCTGGTCGACACCGAGCCATACAGCGCGGCCTCCAGGGTGGAGAGGTCGTCCGGGTCCACCTTGGTGGAATCGATGACGATCTGAGAGGTCGGCTTCAGCGTCGAACCGGCGTCCACCGGAGTGGTCGTCAGCTCCCAGCTGAAGGTGATCGCCTCAGGGGTGTCGTTGATGGTCGCGTAGGCCTTCTCCGACGGCGCAGCCTGAGCGCCATAGATGAGGTGGATCTTGTAGCCGAGGTCGCTACCCTCAACGTCATTGCCGACGCGAGTCTGGTAGGAGAGACCGAACGCTCGACGCGACTGCTGACCAACGTAGACGCCGGCAGACGGAGAAGCGACACCATCGAACTGAGCGAACTCGTCCGGGTAGGTGTAGGCCTCAACCGTGGCACCGAACTCCTCAGCGGAGATCAGGTTGAGGTACTTGATGTTGTCGGCGTAGAGGGGAGTAGCCTCCGCGCCAGAGGGGGACTCGGTGACCGTGGTCAGACCGTTCCAAGCGACGCCCGTGTCGTAAACCCCGTTGTCATCCGGGATGTACAGAACGCCCTTGTTGACGCCGGTCTCATAAAACCGCTCGCCAGTCTTGTCCCAAACGAGCTTAGCCATTTGGTTTCCTTCCTAATGGTGAATCACGAAGACGTCATGGTTAAGACCGGACGTCGCGAAATGACGACTGAATGAACTGAGTGGAAGTCCCATAAGCTTACGCAAAACAGGACTATCTGGCTCTTGGCGAATGAACGTGACCTGATATCGATCATGCATCTTGTACGATCCATTGTCTGCATGCTGATTGTGAATCTCTTCGAGCTCATACACAATGCAGGGATAAAGCATGCGAGAATCGTCGGGAGGCTGATAGTAGACGTTATTGGTACCAAGAATCTGAACCAGAAGTGCGTTAAACGCAATTCGTCGGCTCTCTTCAGGCGTGAAATCAGGGGCCTGGACTGGGCTTGGGACCATGGTATACACCTCCCGTCGAAAGAATAAGGCGGGGCCTCTTGAGCTCGACCGAAGTCACTGCCCAATAGACCCCGCCCTCATCAATGACGTACTTGATAGTCGAGAAGTGCCCCAACGCAAACGGGTCGGCGACGACGCTAATGCGACTCGAAAACCGCAAATCGTCATTCACCTTGTCGGACTCTTCAGAAGAGACCGTCTCGTTGAGGTACTTCCCGTAATAGTCACGCTCTACGATGCTGTCCGACCAAACACCGGCTACGAGTTCACCGGGTACGCCGTACCCGACTTTCCCAAAGAAGCGTGCCATTTTGATCTAATTCAGATCAGGACAGGTCCTGGCCGGTGTAGCTCCACTCGTCGTCCTCGGAGTTCGCGAAGTAGCTACCGGCGGCCGGAACAGCCTTCACGTTGAGCGTCTGGCCCTCAGTCAGCGTCACCGGAGCAGCGGTGGTGAGCGTGGCGTCGGTGTCAGCGTTCTTGTAGGTCACGCCAGTCACGGTGGGAACCGTCACGACGTTGTCGACGAAGGTCGGCTCAGCGGGAACGCGCAGGACAGCCGAACCGGCCACCTTGCGGAACACGATCGCGGCCTTCGGCTGCGTGAGAGCACCCGACAGGCGGGTCTCGATCAGGTAGCGCAGCTTGTTGTAGTCGATGTCGAAGTCATCGAACATCGTGGCCTGGCCACCGCGGTCAGCACCCAGGGTGTAGTCCGCGAGGTTGACCATGATGCCGACCAGGTCCGGAACGCGCTCCATGACCTCGACCGGAACGATGGCGGAGACACGGAGAACCGCGGCCACCTCGTTCAGGTTGGCGTAGAGGCGACGACCGAAGTTGTCCTTCACCGTCAGGAAGGCGGAGATGGTGCTCTCCGTGGTGAAGAAGGTCGGCTGACCCGAGCCCTTGTAGTAGCGACGGTTCGCGATGACCGCGTCGACGAGCTCCTCGACACCCGAAGAGGCGTCGTCGAGGTTGACGTTCACCGTGGTGACGTAGAGCTCAGCGTCCGAAGCGATCGGACGGATGTGCGTCTCCAGGATCTTGTCGTCGTCACCGATGGAACGGCCGTCACCAACGAGGATCGCGCCAGCGATCTCCTCGTCGAGCATGACCTTCATCTCGGCCTTGAGCCACGCCACGACATCCAGGTTGACGATGTCGATGACGTCATCGCGGTCGAGCCGCTGCTTCTTGTAGATGGTCTGCGGGTCGGTGGTCCGCTTCGAGAGGGCGAAGAACTCCTCGTTCTTGAAGTTGCCCTTGATGTAACCACGGGCACGGGCCTCATCAGGCGTGATGTCCGCGGTGATGGTCTTGATGCGCGAGAACGGGCTCTTGCGCACGCCGGAGAGGACGGTGTCGACCCACTCCATGCGACGGCTGATGAAGCCAGGCGCGTTCTCGAGGAGCTGAGCGTCCGGGAACAGGTAGTCGATGTTCTCGATACCGTGCTGGAGCTGGCCCCCGACGTTAACGCCGGTGTGCTCGATGTAGTTCTCCAGAGCGTCCTTCAGCGAACCGTTCTTCTTCGCCTCCTTGACGATCTGCTTGATCGCGTCCTCCTGCGACACGTTGCCGTGGGCGAGGGTGGCCTGGGGGCGCGCAGCGCCGGCCTGCTGAGCAGCGGCGAACAGGTTGTGCGTCATGCTGTTGTCCTCCTGAGTGTCGTCGTGCTGGACCTCGCCAGCCTCGTCGGTGGTGGCGGCACCTTCGGTGTCTCCGCCGGTGTTGGCGGCACCATCAGTGTCTCCGCCAGATGTGTCGGTGGTCTCGGAGTCCTCGTCGCCGCTAACGGCTTCGTCTGCCTCGCTGTCCTCGTTCTTCTCGCCGTCCTCCTCGACAACGTCACCGTCGGTGTCGCTGTGAGTAAGAGCGCCGGCCTCCTCCATCGCCTGGTGAACCAGGTAGTAGAGGACGTTCTGCTGCTTCTCGGACATGGTCTCAACCACGTCCGGGATCGAGTCATCGCCGATGCCGATGTCGCCGTGCTCCATGGCGTCGTGCTTAGCAGACGGTCCCTCAGCAGCCTGAGCCACCAAGTAGTACAGAACGTTCTGCTGCTTCTCCGACATGGACTCGACAACATCGCCGATCGTCTCGTCGTCAGTCTCGACGTCTGCGTGAACAACGTCGTTGCTGTCGATCGGGACGTTCATGAAAATAAGCGCCTCGTCGCCGTCCTCGATGCTCCCATCACTGTGAGCAATCGTGAGGTTGTCGATGAAAGCACCCGGGTTGGCGCCAGCAAGAACAAGGCTGACCTCCCGGATGTTGCCCTTCATAACATCCTTAGCGTGCTGGAGTCCGGCTCGCGCCTTCTCCTGCAGGTTGTTGGCGAAGATCGAGAGGAACTTCAGGTCACCGTGCTTAACCTGCTCCTTAGCAAGCTGACCATTCGGCGTCTCGTTGAAGTAGCCGTGAGCGTAAACGCCCTCCGGCCGGTACTCGAGAACGCAGTGTCCGAGGACATTCGCGATCCCGTTGTGGTCGTGCCCGTAGACCAGAGGAACAACGGCGCCGTCATTCTCCTGGAACGCTCCAGGCAGGATAGTCCGCCCGTCTGCGCACTGCACGTCGTGTCGGGTGGCGAAGCCACCAAAATCCGCTGTCATGTGGACGGATTCCTTTCTGCTGACTGGAGCTGAGTTAAGAAAAACCAGCACCTCATTATCGGAATGGGCTAGCTGTCCAGCCGCCGCTCTCGCATCTGATAGTTGCTTCTTAGCGCTAGTGATAGCGCCTCGAATCTTAGAAACGCGAGCCTGGAGCTCGTCTACGGTCGGTTTGTTATCTGACCCAGACGAGGAAGAGGAGCTACCGCTAGAGGATGAAGAAGACTTGCTCTTCTCCGTCTTGTCGCGTTTGTCCTTCAACTCTTCCTTATGCTTGTCTCTATACTCCTTGGAATCCTTCCGCTCTTTCACGGTCGTCTTACCATCGGAGTCTTTTCTAGCCTCCTCAGCCGCATTGCGACGTGCCTCGGCCAAAGCAGCAAGCGTCTTCGTCAACGCCTCTTGCAGAGTGGAAATCTTTCCTTGTAGACGAGATACCCTCGCCTTGGCTTGTGCGGGAGTGTCTTTCGGGGCGGAGAATCCGCGATCACCCTTAGGCGGCTTGCCGCCAGGAGGTTGTTTCGGAGCAACGGGACGACCTTTGTTCCAGTTCTCACCGGCACCAGCCTTACCGTGCTTCTGATCGCGGGCCGCCATAGCGTCACGTGCCGTCCTTGGGGGCGGTTTAGAGCCCTTCTGACGACCTTTCAGCTCACGTTCCCGCAAATAACGCGCTCGACGCTCGGAAGGATCATAGTTAGGGTCTTTGCCAACCATCAGCTCAACCCCAAGTCGGCCATCTGAGCATCAAGCTCATCCTCAGCAAGATCGGCAGGATTCGGCTCGAGTGACTCACCCTCACCATCAGTAATCTGCTGATCAAGAGGCATGTTGCTGTTGACAAGCGCATTCGCCTGAGCTTCGGGCCGAGGCTTGAGACCCAGCGAAGGACGAATCTCGTTCGGGGACACAATCTGGTTCCGGCTGAGAGAGTCGACAAGATCCGCAAGCTGGCTGATCGGAATCAGCTTGAACGGGGTGTCGAAGTAGCGGATAGTCTGACCCTGAGTGCGAGCAGTCTTGGTCAGGAACTTCCGAGCCATCGCCTCGGTGATCGCGTCCATGATGGGCTCGATCGTCCGGTTTGTGTAGTTGAGCATCTCAGCGTCGTCAGCAGTACCGTTCATAACGCCCTCAGTCAGACCGAGCTCGTTGTACAGTTCCGCCTTCAGATACTGAATCTGACCAAGAAGATTGTTCTCCACCGAACGGTTAAGCTGAGTGATCTTCTCTGTTCCGTCGGCCCACGCTACGCCATAGGTGCTATTTTGAAGCTGAGACTCAAGCTCGCTTCGACGACGTTCTGCCTGAGCAATCCGAGAGTCCGACTTGACCGGGAACGGGAACTGAATGATCAGATCCAGCTTACCCTGACTAGAGATCTCGTCGACGTTGTCAAGAAGAGCCAGCTTTCGAACAAGACGCTGAAGAGTAGAGTTAGTCTCGTTCATGACTGAGTAGAAGGGATTCTCAACGATGGCCACAATGCGCTTAGGCAGATGCAGCTCTTCGTACTGACCCGTCTTCTCATTCCAAAGGCGAACCCAAACGAACTCCGGCTCCCACTTTGTGACCGTACCGACTCGCATGGTTTTCACATCCCACGAACCAGAGGTCAGTGGATTAAGCGTCGTGTCCACCGGAACGATAGCAGCTACGCCAGCCGCAAAGAGGGTGAGTGCAATGTCCTGCCGGAAGTGTCGACCGCCCTGGTCGAGGTTAGCCTCAACGTTCAGACACTCATTGAGATCCGACTTGATCGTCCCCACGTACATGTCAGTCTCGGGGTCGACTCGGCAATGCTCAATCTTCACGCTAGCGACATCGATCGCCATTCGCGTGTAAATCGAGGAGATGATGGTCCGCTCGGAGCTAATTCGAAACACAGGCCGATCGGGTCGAGACATAGAAGTACTAACCGAACCCATGCCCGGGAGAACGCCGTAGCTAGGCTCCTTCTTCTCGGTAAAGGCCGACCATGCATGCTTAAAACTATCCGTAAGAGCGCCCATTATTCACCTCCTTCGTTTCAGTCGTCACTCGAAATCCTCCTTATGGAGCTTGAAAGCAATCCACGCATCCATCAACGCAGCCACGTTATCAATCTTCTCTTCGTGACGTCGCTTAAGAAGCTTGCGGTTGCCGTTTGTGTCTTCGAGCGTAATAGCATTACCCATAGCGAAGCTCATCAAGATCTCGTCAAAGATCAGAAGCCTATTCTCAGACATCTTCTTGAGCTCGCCCAAAGGAACAGACTCAGTCCTAACGCCCTGCTGAACTTTCTCGTTACCGTAGGGAGTACGTTCTTGCTCCCATCGAGCAACGAATTCCTTGGCGTTGTAAGGGTCGTAGCCGAACGATCGAACATCGTATCGCATCGCCTCAATGTGCTCATCCAGATCGTCATAGACGTCCATCATGTCCAGAACAGTCGTATCGAGCACAACAAGAGAGCCTTCCTCACGGAACTGCTCATACTTGTGCCGGAGAGCGCCAGGAAGCGCGCGCAACGTGAGTTCAGTAATATAGCTTCGAGTCTTTACGCCAAACGCGCCATTCCCGAGTGGGAACATGAAAGTGAACGCACAGAAGTCATCACCCTGCGAAAGGTCCGCGCCCATCGAACAAGCCATTCCGGCAAAGTCTTGCGGCAGGTGGCACTCCGTCTCCTCATACGAGAAGAAGTAAGTGTAGCCTTCAGCAGGAATTCCGAAACGCTTGGCTAGAATATCGTTCTTGGCAGCGGGAGCCATCTCGGCACGCTGGACATCACGAGCGTAGGTGTCGTAAGTGACAGTGAAGCCGATGTTGGGGTTAGCCTTAGGCCACATCTCAGGCTGGCTAACCTCTTCTTGATCGTCGAGCTTGTAATGCCAGATCGAAATATAAGGCGCATTGACCTCGCCCTTAAGGTAGTCGGCAAGCTCAAGCTTAATGGTGTCGCCTGAGCCGTTTCGAACTGTACCCTCAGAGCTGATAGCGACGATCAAATAATCGTCAAGCTTAGATGCTCCCTGCTCAATCGCACCAATAACGTCTTCCCGGAGATCGCCAGACAACCACTCATCCACCGTGGAAATACGAGGGCGAAGTCCCTGAAGCTTGTTGATAGACATCGGACGAATCTCAAGCAGAGAACCAGTAAGGAAGTTCTCAATGCCCTTCTTCGTCGAGGCAAGCTTGGTCCTGTCAGCCTTAGATCCAGTCGTGTTTTGAATCGACCCGTAGGTCAAGAACTGAAAATATGGCCCCGGCGAGCGAGTGATCGCTGTTCGGATCGGAGCCATGACCTCTTCAGCCTGCTTCATAGTCGGAGCAGTGGTGATCTGGTGGGTGGTAGTAACATCAACGTTCAGAAAATAACTCTGGATGAGTGAGGCGTACATCGACTTAGCGGCGCCTCGTGCGACAATGAGGTACTGCTTCGTTGTGAGCCGCTTCAGAACTTCCTTCCAGACGAATCGTCCTTCCTGAAATTCAGTAGCCGGTTCCCACACTTTCTCAGGCGAATAGTAATACCAGCCAAAGATTTGCTCGGCCCACAGCTTGAAAGTATCAAGTAGTTTGAGAGGGCTTCCGTCCGTGAGCGTACACTCAGTCTCACAATATGCGATGAAACCGTTGATTGCGTCGGGGTCGTAGTAAACTTCGGGGTCATCAATTAGAGCATCGATCCGGTTCATCTCCATCGAGATCTCTCGACAGACAGGAATTTCTCCTCTTAGAACCTTCTCACGGAAGCGGCCATAGTAAGTCGGCACAGCTGTGTTCGATAGATCCAAGGCCCTTCCTCTCTAATTCTCTAGGCTATTTCAAGCCGAGGTCTTTCAGCAAGTCATCTACGGCTTTGGAGCTCTGCCGCTTGTTCTTGACGTCGTTGTACATCTTCTTGCTGTTGTTGATCACGACTCGATCGGCGCCAGAATTACGCGCCACGGTGTAGCCGCCAGCGAGAATTGCTGCTACCAGCGGAACAGAGCCAAAGCCTCCGGTCAAGGAACGATGCACGCCGCGAGCAGTCTTCGTCGTCTTGTTGACTACGTCCTTGCGCCGACGTTCGCCCTTAGCCTGAGACGCACGCTGACCCAGGTCAGTGTTGCCGACGTGATGGTCGAACGCCTTCTTGTAGGCGGGGTCGATCTTGGACCGAGCTTCCACTTTGGCCTTGATCAGCTTGCGTCGAGTGCCAGCTCCCTCGCCGTAGAAGAGTTTCGCTCGAGTGAACTCTTCAGCGTCTTTCTTAGCTTCTCGATTAGTCTTAGGCGAAACGCCCTCGATGCCGCTATCCTTGCGGACGCCCCATCGCATGCCCTTGACGCCAAAGTGGGCAAGAAAATCGTCAGTGTCTTCGAACGTATTCATGCCTCACCTTCCCGTATCCAGCCCCAAGAGTCGCATGCGCTTTTGCTCTTCCTCAAGCAATCGATACATCTGACCCTGTTGGTTTTTAAGAATGCTATCTAGCTTGGTCGTGTCGCTCTTGAGCATGTTCTCGACTTGCCGTCGGCCGCGATGAACGTTGTTATAGAAGTTATCGGACGCTTCTTTTGCATGGGGGTTGGGGTTATACATCCTTCGAGACGGAACTTGAATATGTCCGCTTCGAGCAAGCATCACACTAACAACACCCGCGCCCGCAACAACAGCAACTCCAGCGCCAACCTTAAGCGCTTTCTTTTGTCGATCGCTTAGGCCTTCGCTAGTTTGCTCTCCGTCTCGCCGAACGCCCCATCGCATACCTTTAACACCGAAGTGGGCAAGGAATTCGTCAGTGCTCTCAGACATCATACCTCGCCTCCTCGAATAGCCGCGCGATCTCAGAAATATCGCCATCGTTCATCACGTCGAAATCTTGGACCACAGCAGTAACCGGGTCAACGGTGAAGAACGGGTCATAGTTCTCTTCACCCTCGTCCTGTCGACGAATGCGGAACAAATATAGACCCTGGTATTTGACTACGGCTTCGATGGTGGCGTCAGGAATAGATTCCAACAGAACGTCTCGAGCCTCGGTCTCACTTAGCATTGTCCAACCACCTTAGAAGGAAATCAGAATTCAGATCAAGGTTGTCCAACCGAGTGTAGCCGGCATCGGTGATTGCTTCGGCAAACTTTTTAAAGTCGGACGAATCTTTATACGTCTTACCCGTTTGAGTATCAAAAATAACGGGTTTGCCCTGAACGATCTCCCAGGCCATACTGTGTCCGCCGCCGAACGTCCATCCGACACCTAGCTCTCCTCGAGCTCCGTTGGGCTCTTTAGAAAGCGCGCCGAAAATCCTATCGGCCTTTACTTTAGACTCGCTAACACGGAAGTCAAGATCGCCGCCGATTCGAGTCTTGCCCCAACCGCCTGATTTGGTGAGCTCAGTAAGCGCTCCACCATCGTTCTGCATTTCACGGACCATCTGAGCTGCAATGCCCCAGCGTCCGGTCTTCAGCTTACTGTTGGGGTCCATGGCATTGATAAGTCCAGCTGTCGTTTGACCGGTTGCGCCCACGCTCTTAGTGGCTTTGACGTCGTAACCTCGGCGCCGCATCTCATAAGCGAAGGTGCAACGGCGACAGTTCATCTTAGTGCCCATAGAACCGTACTCGGGATTGACCCCAGGGACGACCTTGCCCATAATGTCGGACAGATTCAGGTCGCCCTTGAGTGCGTCGTTCTTGGACCAAGAATGGGGACTCTTCGACAGAAGTTCTTTACCCTTAATGCTCGTTCGGTGAGCAGCACCGCTGTCTACGTACTTGTAAGTGCCGTAGGCAGCAAGAAGGGCTGTCGTGATCGCCGCCCCTTTGATGAGCTTCTTTTCACCATCGGTAAGATGGCCGTCACGAACATCTTTGGCGTTTTTCTTCTGCTGGTCGCGGTAGAACTCAAGTTCCCTGACTCGAGCGTTTCTCTGGTTCTGAACGTAACGAATCTTTGATGGATGCGCTTGAATCAAGTTAATCTGCGTTTGAGCCACTTGTGCTCGAGTGTCAAAGCGTTTCGCTTTAGCTTCGTTGATCTTCTTAGGTGGCTTCTCTTTCTTACTTGATCCTCCACCAGAAGAATCATCGGCTTTACGAACGCCCCACTGCATACCTTTGATGCCATAGTGGGCGAGATAGTTATCGACTTCAGTAGTTGTAGTCATAGTCCCGCCCTTTCTATGAGTGTCATCGCCTGCCGAACATCTTGACGTACTCTTCAGTAAGACCGCCGGAGCGCTTTAGACGCTGCTCATAAACGCTGAGTCTCTCGTTTCTAGACTCGGGAGAATATGCGTTCATCTTGGGGTCGTATGGAAGCCCAACTCGAGAAGACTCTTCCTTCATGTACTTCGTTTGCTCTCGGTGGGCCTCTTCGATCTCCTGCATGAAGTCCTTCATGGGTGTGTCCCAGACCTCCTGCTTGATCAGTTTCGCCGCGTCTGCGCGAGTGGGGTTGTCCTGATTGAGGAATTTAACCCGCGAAGAAACGGCCTCGGCAGTTTTCTCGGTAGCCGTCTCGACTGCCTTCTGCTTCACGAACGGAAACGCCTTGTTCTTGGCGAACTGGAAAGCAACGTTGTTCTTCAGAGCAGAGACTGGAAGGTTGCCGTTTTTGGCTAGAATGCCTGTAACTACAACCGCACCAGTCACAACAGCAACACCAGCACCAATCTTCAGGGCTTTCTTCTGCCCCTCACTGAGATGCCGACGCTCTTTTATGGTTGAGGTGGAGGTTGAAGATGAGCTCTTTCCCGCGGGGGTGGATCCGCCTTCGCTGTAATTCTTCTGACGAATACCCCAGCGCATACCTTTGACGCCATAGTGTGCTAGAAAATCATCAACCTCGACCGAGCTATCGATCGTATCCACCGGCTCGCCTAATTCGCTTAGGCTGCGGTACGGTCTTTGCGAGAATCTTACCGACCTTAGCCTTGGGTGAATTCATGTAAGGGTCGCCCTTGTACTTATCGAAGTTCTTCAGATAACCCTGCTTCGTTCCAGAATACTTCCTGAAGAACTCTTTATCGGACATAGAGTTGAAGTCTTTGACGACGTTCATCGTGACCCTAGAGGTTCCTGGGCGAGCGACGATCTTCTTGCCAGCAAGAACGTCCTTGTCGAGCTTACCAGTGTCGATGTACCGATCGCCGCCGTGTCGAGAAACAAAGTCTTTAGCCGTCCCTCGACCGCTAGCTACACGAGCATCAACTGCTCGCATGTTGGCTGCCTTGTTGGCTGCCGCACCGGCAACACCGCCGTGACGACGAATGCTCTGAGATGAGACATGGCCGGTGGCAACGCGGAGATTGTCCAGCTTGCTGCCCGTACCCGAACCAACGCGCTCCAACATCTGAGTTCGGTTTTCTCGTCGAACGCCCCATCGCATACCTTTGACGCCGAAGTGGGCGAGAAACTCGTCAGTGTCTTCGAAAGTAGTCACTTCTTCTTACCCTTCTTCTTCGGCTCTTTATAGTGCTTGGGTGGTCCGCCGTCTCGTTTGTTGGGGAAGGCCTTCTCCATCATGATCTTACCTGCGGGAGAATTGACGAACTTAATCACGCTGTTGACCGTGTTAGCGGTCTGCAGCATGCTGTCGACCTGCGCCTTACCTCGAGAGATCTTAGATGGTTGATAAGTAATACGCGAATACTGCTGCTCGAGATTCATCCGCTGAACCAGATGCTGCATCTCCTGATTGGAGAGTGAACTCAGGCCCTGCGAGTGAACCTTAGCCCGAATCTCATTGGCTCGAGCGGCGTCTTCGGACGTTCCAGCGTGAAGCTGTGCCTGTGTGCGACGAACTCCCCAGCGCATACCTTTGATACCATAGTGCGCTAGGAAGGAATTCATCTCCTCCTCAGGAGTCAGCTCGAGAACCTCAATCCCGTGCTGAGCAAGGAAGCCGTCGACGTCTGTCATGATGATGCCACCCCCTTTCTTTGGGATTCTAGAAAGTACTACTCATTTTGACTAATTAGAGAAAGTCTCAGAGGAGTGCCATCCCCCAAAGACGCAGTGAGCATCGAGCCGTCGCCTAGAAGAATGTTGCTGTCTTCGTCGGTCACGTTGTCATCAGAGCCTGGGATTAGACCATAGACGTCCAGCGAGTTGGGCGTAAGCAACTGAACATTGACTGGAGGTGTTTCGGGCGTAGCGCCCAAGTCCCTAAGTAGAGTCACAGTCATCTGTTGCGCCGGAGTCGACACCACAGAGACGCCTCGGTCGTGGGTAGAGTCAAGCGCCCATGACCATTGACACGTGCCAAACCCAACGGTGACGGCGCCGGAGTCATACCGCTGAGACACAACGCCCCAGTTTAGATCTCCGGACTGATTGTAGTTCTCGCCATTGTCATCTGCCTTATACGGACTGATGTCGCGAGTGTACGCTGCCAAGAGGGCGAACGAACCATCAGGCTGCGTAGGCCGATAGGCATCCGCCTCCATACCAATGATCTTCTGAATCGTAATAGGGCCCGTAGTCAAAGACGTCGCGTCCCACACTTTGTGACCGCCATATGGATTGCTGATGATGGTCGCGTCGTGGTCGTGGACTCCGTTCATCCGGAAGTCAGTGCCCGTAAGCAACCATTCAGGACGACGTCCCGGCCAACGAGTGTCTTTCCATGTACCCGTCCACTCTACCGGGTCGATCGCCTGTCCTGGCAAATGACTCGGGTGGCTAGCAGTGGGGCCAGGCATCGTGTCCTTGTAACACACCATGACCGACTCGTCACCGTTGTAGACGTAGCGAGTCTTCCAGAAGACCTCGTTGCCCGACATGAAGATCGAGTGATTCGGTCCTGCGTCACGCCAGTTCTCGACGGCATCTCGCATGTTGCGTGACCAGTACTCGTCATGTCCGATGGAGAGGAAGATCTTGCCCTTCTCAAGGAGAGCCTCGCCTTGCTTGTCGAGATCCACGCACGTCACATACTTGACTTTGTAGCCGTTACGCTCGAGCCAGCGGATCATAGGCAGTTCGGCGTTCCACCAATAGGTCTGGTCGACGCCGCCTCGAGTGAGAACCGGCCGATGATAGGACACAGCGAGAGAACGATTCTGAATCGCCCCGATACCTTGTCCGCTACCATACACGTTCTTCCCCGAGTTAATAGCGGAAGGAGTTCCGTAATGGTTGTAGGCCGCGCCCCACGTAGCGTCACTTGCCTTGAAGATGATGTCGGCTTCAGCCGCATCGTCTCTTACGATGAACGTGATGTAGAAGGCGTTCGGAGCATTAGCTCCAACCGAACGAACAGCAGCGAGGTAGTAGCCGGAAGTGGCGTTCGTAGGAATGTTCCAGGTCGCTGTCACGGCCCAATTGGAACAGCTCGTGGCACCGTTCGTGTTCGGAATAACGATCGCTTCAGGCTGAGTGGTCGGGGTGTTGACGATAGTATCAACGATCTTGAAGCCAGCGCCGGCATAATACCCAACACGATAGATATCGATCTGCACGGCCGGCCCGTTGACACAGAACTTCGCCTGCTCTCCCACGTCGTAAGAAGGAGAGCGAGCGAAGCCCGCCACAGTCCAGTCCCCCAGTTGGTGTGGTTCTGGAGAGACTGAGCCTGTTTGGACAGCCCCAAAAGAATGAATCGTGAATCCGTCCAACCTAGCGTTCTCAGGTGCAATGTCGACGGCCATTAGCCCACCACGGTGTAGATCAGGTCAACACCATACCAGTTCGTGCCCGGCTGCCAGTTGTTGGCGCCCTGCTGGAACGCCGAACGAAGACTTGATGCCGGCCACTTGACAGAGTCGCCGTGAGGCGAGTTGATCATTGCTCCGGAGTTGCCCGGCGTTGTGGAGTGCGCAGCGAGGAACGCATCGATCTCGGTGAAAGACACCGCCATGTAAGATCCGGAATCCATCTGGATCGAAATAACTGCTAGGTCGTCGCCAGGGTCCTGGACACCGCCCACCGCAGGATTGATCTGCACAGGGCTGTCGAACAGAATATCGACCCATGAATCCGGAGTTCTAGGAGCGGAGTATGTCGCGCTCTTGGTTGCCTCAGAATTCAAAGTTGGGAACGAAGACACGTCCACCGGGTCGGAAACATACTCTCGAGCGTAGAGTCGAGCTGTGACGTTCCCGTTCATGTAGGCGCTGTCTGCGGTCGAGGGCGTGTACAAACGAACACCATGCACCAGGAACGGCTTAGCTCCAGAGCCTGCTGACCAGAAAATACTTGCGAGCTCAATGCCGCCAGGATCATTGGCCACCGTGGGCGACCAATCGGGCTGCGACTTCATCTCCGTCATGTAAGCCGGAGCGAAGAAGTTGCGCATGACATTCGGCGCCAGCGTAGCTCCGGAAATAGAAGCCCAGCTGGAGAAGTTCCCGGCAGCATCGCGCGCGCGAACCTCGACCGTATAGGTCGTGTTCTCGGCAAGTGAGGTGAACGTATGCGAGTTGGTCGTCTTCGCAACCGCCGTTCCGCCGTTGAGACGAACCTCATAGCCTGTAACACCGATCGCATCTGAGGAAGGAGTCCACGAAACCGTGAAGCCGGTGGTTGTGGCGGCCGAAACCGCGAGTCCGGTCGGAGTCGTGGGTGCAGTAAGATCAGCAGGCTCCTCAGCCAGGTGAACATCCTGATCCTGCATGTTCAGAGGCTTCTCGGAGCCGCCGACCCACAGAACCACAGAAGCATTGGGGCGAGCCTCGTTGCCGGTCAGCACTGTCACTGCCTGGACGACGCTGTTCGGAAGAACGTAGCTCGGCGGGAAAGTAATGCCGTTGATCGACGTGTTGATCAGGTCTTGAATTTGCGCCTGAGTAAGACCTGAGCCGGTGGCTCCACCAGTAACCACGCCGGTGCCGACGACATCGTAAAACGGGTAAAGCTTCACACCATCGCCCACGTACATCTGCTTCGTGGTGCTGTTCCAGCCCTGCTCGCCAGGCTTAAGCGGACGAGTGGACGCAGCCCACTGCTCCGTAGTCCCCCGACGAGTCTGAAAAACCAGGGTGCCAAGTGTGTCCCGAATCATCTGGACGACATCTGACCGAGTAATCATGGTGCTCCTCCGTCCAGAATAAGTTCGGAACCGCCCGAAGACGGTGTGCCGCCGTCGATGACAGCCGCCTCTTCTGCATTGATGTTGTCTCGCCGGTTAGTGAGAAGGTACTCGTCCTTCTCAATCTGCTCTTTCATCGCCGTGATGACGAAGCCGATCTCAGGCGGGTCGAAACGCATCTTGACTGCATAAGCCATGTAGCTTTTAACGTCGTTGAACCGCGTATCGTCAGCAAGAAACTGCTCCCACGTCGCGGTCTTGTCTGCGATCCGAAAGCCCGACGTCGGCCCAATCCCCAGTTCAGTCAGTCGCGAAAGGACCGAGTTGATGTGGAGAATGAGCTCGACATCGAAAGCTTCGTGTGACTCCGGCACGCCGAGTGCCGCTTTAGTTGAAGTGAGAATGCTCTCCGCCATCACTACCTCTCTAACGGCTACTCATTTTGACAAAATTGTCAGCGGATCTTAGGGATCTTCTCCAGCGCAGTGATGGCCTGCTTAATCAGCTGCTCTCGTTCACCGCTGCCATGAGACTTCTTCAGCTCAGCCAGAGCTCGATCGATGCGAGCACCTCGAGAGGTCTTCTCCTTGGTAGCCGGACGCTTTGCCGGAGTCGACAGCTGCTTCATCTTGGCCGCGACCTTGACTCGGAACGCATCCATGGGGAACGTCGGATCGATCTTACCGGTGACCGACGTCTCCTTGTGCGCGCGAACGGTCTGGACAGACGACTTGGTGACCTTGACCGAGAGCACCGCACACAGAAGAACGTATGCGTCGTACTGCGCATCAGACCAGGTCTCACCCGTACCGTTGTTGTAGGCCTCAATGCCGATGTAGAGTTCGTTGCCGTCTCCAGCAGCAACCGATCCACTCTTCTTGGACTTCCCAGCATGGTTGGCACGGCCCGCGGCGATGACCACGACCGTACCATCTCGCTGGAGGCCCAGGTGACAAAGTGGGCCGGGAAGATCAGAGCGACCGTTAATCAGAAGCTTCTCGACGTTAGCGTTCGGCGTCGACTTGCCCGTGGCGGTGTGGTGACACAGAACGCCGACAGGATTGAAGCCTCCGGTAGAAGCCGGTCGGCCACGATTCTGCCAACCGTCGGTCTCCTTGACCTTCAGACCTGCATCTCGAAGAATCTTCGGCAGGTTGGATGGAAGTTTACTCATGTAACTACCTTTCAAATCAATGTCTTCAACGCCCTTTGGGCCATGACCTCGTTATAGAAACGCTGCCAGGGCCACCCCTCCGGCGTATCGACAAGAATCCCACCACGATAGCGGGTGGGTCGCTTCTTCCATCGCTCAAAGCTGTCTTCAGTGAAGAAGCTGACGTTGATGTTGTAGGCAAGCGTAAGCTCGGCCACCAACTCTGCAGTCTTGTGTAGAACGGGAAGATGAGTGTCATCGTGCCAGAATGTGCTAGCCGAGTGAGGCTCTGCACACACCATAATTCGGATTGCATTCTTCTGCGTGTGCTGCCAGTGACCCGCAACCATTGTGTCGGGGAGCGTTCGGAATCGCTGAACCTCATCCACCGTGTAGTGACCAGAGTCACGGGGGGAAGACGGCGAATGCCAGTTCATCGCGACTCCGAGTGCCGCACCCTTCTCGGATGTAGTAAATGATGGCGAAAGGATGATGGCCGTGGGCTTCTGCTTACCACTTCCGTAGAAAGCTTCGACCATCGGCATAACCGGGGCTTGGTATTTACTCATCGAGACCTCGAAACTTAGTCCACCCCAACGTATCTCCAGGCCTACGCTCAACAAAGGGCCGGGGAAGCTGTCCTTTGTCGCCGTAGTGAATGGCGTTGTGGGTACGTAGGGATGTGCAAATAAGAAACTCAGGACTCAGCAGGTTCTCTGTGCCCTCGAGAATGTCCTCGGGGGTCAGTGGGTTCATGTGGTGAATAATCGGCGCGCCTTGAATGGGCGTGTCGAATGCTCCTAGATCCATACCGAGATCACGAGCAATAACATGGCTTCGCATCTGACGCCACTCACGAGAGTGGTAGAATGCCTGATTGACGTAACGCATGTCGTCGAATGTCGGTTCTCCGACTACGCCGGCAATCTTCAAATAATCGAAGCGTTCTTGTAGAGTATCGAGCTGAAGCAGCTCAGTATACGTTCTCAGCATCGAATGTGACTGCCTCTGGATCGACGGACTCTTGGCCCGAATAACCACGGAACGCCGCAAGAGCTCGTTCCAACAGCTGGTCGCCAGAAGTACGCGATTCCATCTCCTTAACTCGAGTCTCAAGCACGAGATTCTCCCGACGGAGTTTCTCCTGCTCAAGACGGTCCTTGGTGGACCCCATTCGAAGGAAATGGACGGTCTCCTGTGCGGAAGCTGTCCCTTCGTGGATTCGCCGCTCGACCAGATCAAATGCTGCTGCAATGAGCTGGTCGTTTCGGCCTTCGATGGTCGTAGCAGGAGGAGGAAGTTGGATGGTTCCGCCATCCGAAGCAGTCACCCTTTTGCGAGGGGGCATGCTTCCTCCTTTTCTTGTGTTTACTGATCACACGGGAATGAGACACCGGCGATTGAGTACCAGCCAGCAGCACCGAGCTGATAACTAACATTACCGCCCGAGTCAATATCGAATCGCCCAGCGCCTCCGTTGTTATAGTTGACACAAAGATGTGTCGCGGCGGGTCTGTATCCTGGAGGCAGCTGGAATATGGCTCCACCGCCTGGGGGTGCGCCATTAACTAGAAGTCCTTGGAGATACACCACTCCGGCCTTACGACGGTAGCCCCCAAGGGCGAACCCCGACGCATAGTTTGTCCAACCGTTAAGCAAGGTAGCATTGATCCAGCCAGTGTCCTCAGCAAGCGCCCACTTCTTGACCGCCGCACTCGGAGAGCTAAGTAGCGTGTAAGCACCCAAAGACGTCTGCCTTGAAATGCTCCAACCAGTCTTGAATACCGCCGGGTCTTGGAATGAATGTCCCGTCATTGCGTCAACGACTAGCTTAGGATACTGCCAATAGTTGCTAGCTGTGTCGGGGAACATGACGATTGCGACCTTGTTGTCGGAGTTCCGCTTATACAAGGCAACGAACTGCATGTTCATGCTGCCGTTGTTGATAATATCGACGTACTCCGTGTTGCCGCTACCGCTGTAAGGATAGAAAGTGGCAGTGATGTCAATGACGTTGTTCTTCAGCTGATAACACCAACCAGTAATATGCAGACGTGTCATGACGTCCACGAAAGTGAAATTGGTCTGCACTACGATGTATCCAGTAAGGTTGCTCCCGCTCTCCTGGAACATAGCAACGTTGTTGATGCGTTGCATGTTCCCTGTGCCCGGAATACTGGTATAGTCCACCAAGAAATCAGTGTCATCCGCCAGATTCTTGATCTGCGTGTGAAGCGTGTTCGCGAGCGCCGTAGCCTCGGGATACCGAAGGCCTCGCTTTGCAGTTGAACCCATTCCGGCCTCCTTACAGCTCGGTTACGGTGATGCCTGCGGGAATATCGCCCACGACCTGCCCTGCAGGAAGATTCTGGATCTCAGGACCACCCTTGACAGGTTGGCTCAGCTCCACAATCGCCGTCGCAACATCTGTTCGTTTGTTCCAAGTAGAGACCGGCTTAAGGACCCCGTCCACCATCATCCATCGACGAGGAACCCATTCCCTCACGCTCTGCATAAACGATGACGTGCTCTGATGATCGATGTACGGCTTCTCTGGAGTCAAACCATTGAATGGCATCTGACGAATATCGGTCGTGGAAACGAAGAACGTCGGTTCAGAGATCCAGAATTGGTAACCCGCATTGTATGGTCGAACTCCGACTGCGGGCCATCGAAATACATCCGCCGTTCCAGTATTCTGAAGTGGGGGGCTGCAGAAAGGACGCCACGCGCCACGAGGTAGACCCGCAACATTCTGGAAGCCGTTATAGACGTCTCCGACCATCACATAGTCGGTGGTGGGAGTGGATGCCGGAATATAGATCCATCCAGCAAAGCTAAACCATTCGCCAGGTTTTGTTGCGACAGCTGCCATTGGCCCAGTCAGCTTAGTGTTAGGTGATGGTGGTGTACCACAAGTGAATCGAAGAGTTGGAACCCCGGGAACTCTCGTGAACACCGCATCTCTAGCTATCGTCCCAGCATTTGCAGAAGCTGGATCGACGAACGCCCCGAAAAATGCGTTTTGACTCCAGCCGGGATACTCGAAGGCGGCATAAGTGTCGCCTAGAGTCTCCAACACAGGATTGAGTTCGGAGTTCTCACAACGGTTAACGGTGTACTGCACGTTAGTCGTTGGTGGCGTGAAGTCCACTCGAAGCGTAGGCGACGGTTGATACACGTTGTTCAAACGAACCGACATGTCGGAGCCGTTTTCATCCACGCATCGAATCATAAAAGTCACATAACCGCCCATGCGAAAATCTGAACGAGCGACCAAGTCAGCAAGCAAAGTCTTAACATCTATACTGCTTAGCACAGCCGCAGGGTCGGGAGGGTTTGCCGGCCACATCGGAACCCACGAAGCAGCCACCCCAGTCTTCGGTCGATATGCCTCGAGAACTCCTGCTCGGAGAACTGGAGAGTCACCTGAAGAATGCACTCGCACCTCGTGTGAGGAATTTTGCGCGGTAGAAGCGGTCTTGACGGCCAGTTGAAAGGTCACGGTAGCAGAGTTGATGACGCTGCCCGGAGGAATTCGAGTTGCGAAGCGAACGAAAATGGTTTGGCCGACCGCAAAAGCTGCATCGGGCCCACCTACACCATAAGCTGTTGTGTCGCTGGTCGTAACGCCAAACTGCGAATTGAACGAGCGAGCTTGCTCCATGACCGGCATCTACGACCTCCTCCACTCCAATCGTCCGTCACTGACCGTTGCGTCCATCGAGTTCCTCGGGACGTGTTCCGCCTTCTTGGCAAACTCCAAGATGATCGGGTTAGCTGTACTACCCCACACATAATCGAAGTGCTGAATCGTCTCGACCCACAGAGCTCGGAAGATTGCCGCAATGTAGTCGATGGTCGCGCAAGGATAGAAGATCTCTCCGTTCTCCTTGACTACCCATACTCCACGAAGGACGCCGTCTGCTCTACAAACAACAAAAGACTTCTTCTGCTGCGAAGAAAGCAGCCAGCCCTTTTGGGGATATGGCGAGAGCATGCCGTCAGGAACGCATGCGAGCTGCGGGACCAGAGTTGTCTCATAGAAGTTGAACACCTCTTCGAGTGTCTCGTCGTTAAGCTCTTCGATTAGAGACGTCTCAAAAGTTGGAACACCCGGAGTCTCATACGGAGCCAAAACCGGAATAGAGGGCCATCCGCCCTCAGGAATGTCATTAGTCATCCTGCTTGCACCCACGTGTCTTTATTGGTCATGTTCGGAGGTTGAGTCGGACCAATCCACTCAACGCAGAGAGCTCCAGCAGGGCGAGCTGGATATGCGCCCGTTGTGTAGAAAACCCGCATGACAGAGTTGGGGCCACCGACGCCGCCGACGTTAAGCGTTGTGCCATCGTGTTCGGTAACAATCAGGTTACCGTCGACAACAGCAATAGACTCAACAAGATTGGCGATGAGCGCTTCGATCCTATCTGAAGTCTTACCAATCACAGTAGCCATCGATGACCCCCTCTCTAAAAGTCTCTACCTATTTTGGCTTACACGCCTCGGAGGTGGCGAATCGTCCAGATGCCTCGACACACGAAGTGGTCGGTGTACATCTTCATCTCAGAGTCGTCCAACACCTTGAACGTCTTAGCTTTGACCCGACCGTCTCGATCATACGAGCAGAAGCCGTCGATCGGGCCGTGGCCCGTGTTCTGCCATGTACCGAGCTCATCGGCCATCGAAGTGAATCCACCGCCGTTAGCCCAGTCCAGATTGCGGTCGTGCATGTTGTAGTCGCCGTTGTTGAACGCAAGCGCCGAACCGCGACCAGCAGTCCGCATCCACTGCTCAATCTTGCGGGAGTACAAGACGTTGGCTTTGTAGTTGGGGTCGCCAGGCTTTGCGCCCTTCGTGGCGAAGTGTGCTGTGCTCTGAGCGACGCGCCCGATTCGCGGATCGACGTGGGTGAAGACCACCGTCGGCATCACTCGGTCATGCATCTTACCAACAAGCTTGCTATTGTCGATGATGAAGACCGAGCCTCGGCGAAGTGAGCCGGGCTTGATGATCTTACGATCGATAGCGATGAAGTTACCGCGCGCGTTGTGAAGAACGTGATCGTAATCACGAGCTGCGGTTCGAAGAAGCTCGAAGAGGGCGTTTGAATCCGATGCTTCGGTTCCCGTCTTAATCGGGAAGTCCTTACCCTTCTTAAAGAGCTGCTCTACGTCGTGCGCTTGCTGGGCCCTACTGTCGCTAAACTGCAGCGAGGTGTGCTGCATGCGAAGTACTGAACTACTCACGTGTTCTCCTAAGTGAAGTGGCCCATCGTGTTCCCCGCCTCATCGGTAGGTACTTACTCCGGGGAATAACTAGACTCGCTCGTAGAACCGACCTCGAGGGGCCGTTACGAACTGAGCCTTCTCCTGCAACGACGACAGTCGCTCAAGCTGACGACCGTAAGGGTCGTGCTTGTTCTCGTCGTCGGACAGGTAGATAGCGTTGATGCACTGCGGTCCGTGGACTGCAGTGACAAGGCCGTTGTGCACCTTGCCGTGCTCGTCCGTGACAACGACTGCGTCGCCGACCTTCGGAGCGTTCTTCATCAACTCTTCGTAGTGGCGCTGACGTTCGGCCAGCTCCTCTTCCGTGTAGAGTTCACTCATTACTTCACCTCCCTTCGCTGCGTTCAACGAAGTTTGGGATGTTGTGCTAGACTAGAGCAAGCATCTGCTCCAAGGCGCAGAACGTCGGCTAGGGAAGCGAAGTAGAGTCGGATGAAGAAGGACATTACTACAGAAGACGCGCCTGCTGGACCACGAAGACCGCAGTAGCCAGCGCCAGGCCGAGCGCCATGAGGTTGAGCTTGCTAGAATACACCTGGAAGGCAGCCGCAACAAAGCAGACGACCGCAAGCAGGAAGAGCACAAAGTACAGAACGTGCATGAGGATCCTCCTAAAAAGTTTTGGGCGAGTTTCAAGCCCCTCATACTGAGTTTGAAACTTCAAAGGATGGCTCCGGCGGAGCCCCCAGGTACTTTTGTTCTAGTTTTTAGTCCCCCCGGGGAATTTTTGGGGACAGGAGCGATGCAGAGAGGGGGTGGGGATATCGACCCCTCCCCCCATGCAAGCGGACAGACATAATTTTGCGATTTTATTCGCGCGTAGTCCAGAAAGGGAGGGCTCTCTGGTCCACAACCATGTCTGTCCGCTGCATGTGTCACCTCATCCTATGCGGCTGAGGGGGTTGGGGTTGGAGAGGCTGCTTCTGTGTCGCCATCACTAGGCATGTCGACAGGAAGTTTCTTGTAGAGACCACCATTGTGCATGGCGATGATCTCATCAATTGCCTCTTCAATCATTCGATCTTGAACAGACTCGGGGAACTCATCTGCTACCACGGCCACCCGTGCTAGGTAAGATGAAGTATTGTATCCGTGACCAGTGTCCCACATGTACCAGGCCCCGAAGTCAGTACGAGGATCGTAAGGATTGTCTACAGTAGTAATCATAAAGCCCATGATCCTTCTCCTTTCTTCATCTACCTGTTGAGGTTGTCTACGATCGTAGACCTAGGAAGCCCCAAGGTCTCTGCGATCTCGGACATGGGACGACCACTGTTCAACATCTGTTGAGCCCTAGCCATCTGTCCTGTGGTAAGGGATGTACGAGCCCTAGGTGTAGCCAGCTCCTTAACCCTATCCATGTCTGCGTTAGAGAGGATCTCCTTCAGCCTTGAAGAAGAGAAAGCTCCTGCCTGAATGGCTTCCCACTCACGATCAGTGAGAGAGCTATTACCCTTCTCATCCTTAGCCCCGATCTTCTTCTTGTTAGCACCAGTACTGATTCGTGCTTCCTCCAACGACTGGTACCTAATCTTCTTGATGTCGTCTCTATCGAGGTTAGGATTAGAATCGATGCGGGCCTTGGCAAGGGCACCACCTAGGATCTGTGCGCGCCGCTCGATTGGTGCATTACGCTGAGCTTCCCTAAGCTTAGCTTCTAGAGAGGCTACCTCTTTAGAGTACACGGCCTTGGCAGCCTTGTTCTGCCGAGGCAGGCTTTGCGCAATCGCATAGCTTTCCTTGCGTGCCTGGTTGGCAAGATCCTTCATGATGTTGGCATGGGATGCATACAACTCTTCCATGGGGGTACCAGATGACAACTTCCTAGCATCATCTGTGAACTCCATCTTGGTGCCCTTCTTCTGCCGAGTTTCCTCCTTGACAACCTCGACAGTTTCGCCTGTACGCTTGTTGATCTTAGTGATCGTCTTAGTGTACTTGGCATTGGGATCGGGCACAAAGACCAGCTTACCAGTCTTAGGATCTACAGGTCCACCATCCTTGGCAGGCCTAGGAATGACACGATCAATCCGCTCTGTTGACGATGCCCTAGAGATCAGGGTAGAAGCACCACGACGAGGGCCGCCTTGGTACTCAGTCTTGAGCTGCTTGATACCATTGTCAATCTCTGACTGCTTGTAGTTCAGGCCATGCTTCTCAGCATCAATGACAACCATAGAGTGCTTGACAGCTCGAGCAAGCTCATCTGCACTAGCACCCTTGATGGTCATGTCTGTGATGAGGTTAGAGATCTTACCCATCTCAGTCTGAGTGTTCTTCTTAGTCATGCGAGTAGTGGACGTATCGCCCTCAGGGATCTTGTATGCAGCCTTGGCATCGAAGTTCTTAAGGCCCGCCAAAGGAGGCCTGGACTTCACTGCACCTGTCGGATTGGGAATGACAAGAACAGAGTCACCGTCAAAGTCGGCGCCTGACAACTGCTCAGCAACCGAGTGGTGAATGCCTACTGCATCTCGCGCACCATTGAGAACTCGCTTTGCTGTCGAGTTGTTGTTATTGACAGTAAGCTCAGGGATCTCAAAAGGGCCGCCATGCGGGTAGCGCACAAGAGCAACCTTAGTCCCATTAGGGAAGTTAGGCGCATAGATCTCGTGGGGCCGCATGGAGTTGACAGGAAGAATGACATGGCTTGACTGACCGGGAAGAGCAGCAGCTTTCAGATGCACGGCCGCGGCATCCGTAGAGTCTGCGAACTCATCCAACAGTTTCTGTCGAACAACAGGGTTGGTCAGTTTCTTGATTGCCTCGAACTCATCGCGCCGACGAGCTTGCGTTTCGCCAAGCTGCTTAGAAGCCAATGACAAAGGCTGCTTTGACAACATCTGCGAAGACAACGAACGAGACCAGTTATCCCAGGCACCCTCTTCGTTAACGAGGTTGAGAGGCGACTGCTTCTCTTTACCATTTTTGTCGGTGTAGAGACGCGGCTTGGTAGTGGCACCAAACGGGTTCGATGCATCAACGTTTCCGTCTTTATCCGTTTTCATCGGCTTCAGAACAGAGTTGTCTTTTTCGCCAAGCACAGGAGTGCCGCGCTTCTTGTTGGTGTTGAAGCGAATGTCTACTCCGTCCGGAAGGTCGTCAGCATACATCGCCATACCCTTGAGGTAGTGCGTGCCGTCAACCGCAATGCGAACCTGAGCATACCGCTTATCACCCAGCGACAGATCCTCCACACCACGACGGAGTTCAATGACACCGTCCATTTTCGTGCCGCCATCTTCGTCGTACCTAACTTGCAGCTTCTTCGAATCGAAGTTAGTCGGAAGATCCTTAGCAGTACGGAACGTCAAACCACCATCGTCCGACTGGGACTGGATATTCTGGATTCGGCCTTCCAGGCGAGCCTGGTTGACATCCTTCCACTCCTGGTCACCCTTAGTCAGAATACGAAGCTTGGTCTGCTTGTCTGTTCCGAGCTGAGGGGCATCCATGTAGTGGATCTTATATCCTTCATCCTTCAACATGGCAATAGCAGAGCGAAGCTTAGAATCAGCGATGCCCATGTAGAGCTCGGTGCCCTTGCCCACATCAAGATAGGGCTTAGACTCCAACTCTTCCTTCAGCTTGTCCGCTGTAGCGCGAAGCGACCCCTCTTTGATATCTTGCGACTGCTTCAGCCAACCTCGAACTGTCGACTCGTTTGTGCCCATCGCCTTAGCAATAGCCACGTTCGACATGTTCTTCTCTTTGAGGCGGTAGGCCTGCGACTGGTTCTGAGCGAAGATCTTCTCAGTAGCCGACGCAGTAGCGCCACGAAGGTCGGTGGATTTGACGGTGATCTTGTCTCGAGGATTGGTAATCCCTCGGTTGGCGTATTCGGTGAGGCCCTTGGCGATCTCAGACTCAGTGAGCCCAGCCGCCTTCATCTCATCCATGTACGCCTTGAACTGCTTCGAGCGCTGATAAGGATCGTTACCTGATCCCCAAGGATAACGCCCTGATTTCTTAGCAATGCCGTAGTGTGCGAGGTAAGTGTCGTCCTCTTCCTCGAACCCATCAAACCCTAGCAAGTCAGATCACCTCCTCAGCCATCGCATTGTTAATGAGCTTGTCGGACTCAATGATACGGTCCATGATATAGACGATTTCCTCCGGATCAGTCTCAATCATGCGAATTTCATCGTTCTGATAGATGCGAAGATCGTACTCGATCTCCATGGGACGCTGGTCGTATTCCAAACAGAAATAAGCAGCGTACACCTTCAGTTGCATACCACTGGTCGGACTGGTGCCGGTTTTGAGGTCGAAGATGCGTAGAACTCGAGCTTCACCTTCTCGGCGGAAGCTAATCGCATCTGCTGTGCCAAACGCATTATACGAATAGAACAGAGTGACCTCGGGCGACATGCGATAGCCAATGCAGTCATTGACATACATGTTCACCGTTTGACCAGTGGTCTTCAACTGCATGCCCAACTCAATGCATTCGCGTGCTGCGTTGTGCATCCGAGTGCCTCGAGCTGCAGCTCGGGACTTGGCGACTGACTCTAGAAGTCGGTCGGGCTCATAGTTGATCCAGTGGTACTTTGAAGCAGAAAGAAATGAGTGCTGACCCTCAACCTCGGAATGTCTCTTGAATTTCACGAATCACCTCGTCCGCGTTATCCGGGTCAACGAAAGCCGCATATGACATGTCATTGAATTTCTCGATGTAGTAGTCTTGATTTTCCTGGCGATCAGAATTCTCTTCACGCTTGAACTCGAGAAATGCCCAATGACCTTCGTGCAGAAGAAGTCGATCAGGTACGCCCTGACGGAAAGTAGAATTACCTTTGATGATGACACACCCAGGAAATTCCTCTTCAAGACGACCAATGAAGTCAGACTCGAACTCCTTCTCAAGCTTAGTAGCTCGTCTAGCCATATTGCCTCCTCTCCAGGCAAAAAATAAGGAGAAAAGTTACACTCTCCTATTAAAATCCTTGTTTTGAGCACGGTACTTGTTATACATGTGAAAATTAGAGTGACAGAAGTGGCAAAAACGAAACACCTTGCTTTGGTAGCGAGGGGTCTCGTTTGAGGTTGAACTTAGTTGGTCTTGGGCTTGCGGGACGGGTAGAGGTCGTTGATGTCGCAGATCTTGGCGAACAACATCTGCTGACTACTGGCATAGTTCGGAAAGTCGGCGAGGAAGTATTCCTCGATAAGCTTTACGCGCTTGTTGTAGTCCCAGTGCTGTGTTCCAAGCTCGGCGATCACTCGGTCGATGATCATTGTCTTGTAGTCCATGAGGGCTCCTAAAGTTGTGGGGTCTCATTACAATAGGTGTTTCCCACGCGAGAGACAAAAACGAAAGTCCTTGCTTTGTGGGCGAGGACTTATCGTTTGGACTTCACTCGGAACGAACGGGGCGGTTCACGATGCGGTAGAACGCGAAGTCGTCGGTCATCTTCGCGTAAACGTTGCCTTGAACGATGTTGGCGTCGTACTTGCCGTTATCGATGTCAGCACGCACCTGCTTGGCGGCCGCGGCGATAGCGGCTCGTTCGAGTGTGGTTTCGATTTCGAGCTGCTTGCGCTTAGCGGACTCCTGCTTGTGAATGCGGATCATCGAGACGGCAGTTGCGGCGACAGACACGGCTGCAACGGCAGCGACGATGATGTCGGACTTCTGGGTGTTCTTCTTGGGCATGATAATGGCCTTTCGATGGAATGGTGGGGGTCTCATTACAATCCGAGTTTTGAGCGCGAGAGACAGAAAAGCACTACCAGAGTTATCTGGTAGTACCTGTTCACTTAAGCTTGATAGCCCAAGCTTCTCTCGACGGCCAACCGTTTGATAGTCCGAATTTCGGAAAGGCGGCTTGGATGGAGAAGAGCGTTCGATTGGTCGCGATCGCGATCTCACGATAGACCATTCCCTGCGCTCGGAGTTCGACAAGTTTGTCGAGCTCGGCGAGCGTCCAGAATTGGTTGTAGTTTGATGCGGTGGCGAGGCTTTCGCTTTGCGTCTTCTGTCGAGCTTCAGCTAACTTAACGTCGTTTTCAGGATGTTTCGTGCGGTAGCGTCGAGAGATGCATAGGGTACAAGTTCGCGGCCAGGTGTTCCTGTGTGTTCTCTTGTAGTGCTTGGCGCCTAGAATTAGGCCACATGCGTCGCATGTCTGAGCAACAAGGGAGCGAACCCCAACGTTGGGGACGCCTTTGTAAAACTCGAGATAAGTGTGACTGGGCATGGTGGATCCTTTCGGATAGGTGTCATTACAATCCGAGTTTTAAGCGCGAGCAAAAAAAACGAAACACCAGGCTTGTGAGGCGTGGGTTTCGTTTGTAGATCACTTGACGTAGGGGGTGGGACGGCGACGGTCGCTGTTGCTCAGCTTGTCGTTCAGCTCGGCGTACTCCTGCTGCAGCTCATCCATGCGACGCTCGAGCTCGCTCATCCTGGTGAGGGTGGGGAGGTCGACGGCGACGGAGGTTGCGGTCAGGAGGCCGTTACCGAAGCGGGACAGGCGGGACTTGGCGGGCTTGCTCATGGTGGCTCCTATGGTAGTGGGTTCTCATTACAACCTGTGTTTCTCACGCGAGCAAAAACCTAAGCCCTTGTAATAAGGGCGTCGGTTGGGGACGAGCCTAGCTGATTAGCCAGAGCTCATTCTTGAATTCGTCTTCGTTGAAGGTCATGTGTCCGTGCTTGGGACGACCGGGTTCGCCTGGTGCGATGAGCCAGATGTCCATCTGGCCGAGAATATTGGTCTCAGCCTTTTGGACAATCCAGTCTTGCATACCCCAGCGAATGATCTGTCCTTTGCGGACCTGACCTACAGAAACGGTCTCAAACATGAGGTCTCCTAATTGTAGTTGGGTGTCATTACAATGCGAGTTTTCGACGCGAGCAAAACCTAAGCCCGTGTTAGGGGCTGTTGGGTTTAGAGGTTCCGATCAATGATCTGGAGCCAGGGGGCGGTGGTGGTCTCCGGGTGGACGAAGCGCCAGCTCGCGAAGAAGTCGGGCTCGATCATCTCCGTGAAAGTCTTGTTGCCTGTCTCGTCGTTACAGCTGAAGATGACGTAGAGTACGTCACCGTCTTCGGTGTGGTACTCCAGGTTGTCCTTGATGTAGTCGACGTTAAGGTCAAAGTCCTTAACGAAGGATATGATCTGCTCAACATTCTCCGGCGTAACTCGCGTTCCGTAGTTGGTACGGGACATGGTATACTCCTTGGTAGATATGTGATGGTTGTCATTACAACCCTTGTTTCCCACGCGAGCAAAACCTAAGCCCGTGTTAGGGGCTGTTGGTTTTGAGTTGGGGTTACTTGGACAGGATGTTCTGTAGGGCAACGTGCTGCTGCCAAGTCTGCTCGACCTTCTCCTCCGCCTCAGGGGAGGTGGCGGTGACGGCGGCGAGCATGAGCATGGCATTGACGTTCTCAAACATGATGGTTCCTTCGGGTAGTAGGGTCTCATTACAGTCCTTGTTTCCCACGCGAGCAAAAAGAGAACGCCCTGTTTCCAGGGCGCCTCTCGTCCGTCTTTTCTACTACTTTCGACTCCAACAAGAGTCTGCACCTCGAAGACCATGGGGGCAAAGGTCGTCCTCATTATTTGCTGAAGCAACCACCGTATCGCTGCGCATTCGATTTTCTACTATCTCTTCCACTACAGGATATAGCTCAGTGTAGTCGTGCCCCCAAGCGTCGAAGCCTTCACGGATCTTATCTTTCTCTTCCTCAGTGAGCTCAATCCCACTCATGGTCGCTTGGCCCAATAGCGAATCGTCGACTCACGAATGCCGAGCTTCAAGGCGATAGCTGTAAATGACATCCCTTCACCGCGAAGCTTCTTCACTTGCTTGATGCGACGCTCCAGAATCTTCTCGAGCGTTGTCTTGCGATTGAAACGTGACTCGAACTCAGACATGATGCTCCTTAAATAATCGGATCAATACTGGTCGGCATTCCTCCATGAATGCTTGCGGCCATACAGCCAGCTACCTGAGCTGCCACTCTCCAGTCGGGGAAGTCCGACTTCAGCAAAGTCACCCGACTAGTCTTACCGATAATGACGCCGCGCTTGATGTCGTCGTGAAGAGACGTGGCGACATCAAAGATATAAACATCGTCTCGCTCTTCCACGATTTCTCCTACTTGTCGATGTGCACTCCTGGATTCTGTCCAGGAGTGATGTACGGATTGGCTGCGCCTGGTTTGGCGAAGACCAATGACACTGCTCTGAGACGAGCCTTGGTCACCACGCCGTTCTCCTTCTCGACAGGCGTGTAGTAGCCGCCGAACCGAAGACCCAGATCCTTGATCATCTCATCAGTAATCTGCGGATCGGTGAAGATGACCTCGCCGGTGATCTCGCCCTCTTCTAGACGAATATCTTCGACCCGACCCTTGGGTAGCTGCTGATGGTTGAACTCCCACGAGAGAGACAGGGCCTTCTCCTCCCACGTGACGATGGACGGGTCCATGTCGTATCGATCCTCACCTACTTGGAAGAAGTCATCCTTCTCCCAGATGGGATAGCGCATCAGTGCCTCCAAAACATCAGCGGGCCGACAGCGAAACCAATGACACCATTGAGCCGACGATAACGAAAGAAATTCTGACTGGGATGCCTCTTCCATGATCTAGGACGCCACGCTCGCTGCCCACATTCGACAGCTGCGCCGAACGACCCTCGCCTTGTGTGTAGATCAATCTGCATATTACCCCTCCACCCACCTAAACTTAGCGCGGTCTGCGTAGTCTGCGTAACGCTCGATGTGAGTAATGACAGACGTCTCGATCTCCCCGACCGCCATCCCACACTCATAGGCGCTGGTGTAGATGCGACCGGTAGAGTTGTCCATCACGTTACGTGTCTTGTAGCGAGGCTGGCCTGTGCGATGCATCTCGTTCCATTCGAGCACACGGTCACGACGGTCCCACGCTAGGTTGTCGGCTTGACAGTTGAGGAGATCACCATCAATATGCCATACTGCGGTTTCGTCTCGATGGGTAGGCGGATTGAGAAACGCTAATGCCACCACACGATTGACGTGGCGAACATAACGCGTCTGCCCTCGAAACAGCACGATGGTCGGGAAGCCTTGATGATTGATCCCAACCTTACGGTTTGTGTTTGGACGATCCTTGTGTTGGATATGCCCGAGATTACTAACAACGTACTCAGGAAAATCCTCGATTGCGACCCACTCTTCTAGATGGATCATGGTCCTCCTATTGCCAGCTCGTTCCACAGGAACCACAGACATCGCCGGGCTCCGGATCTCCTCCAAGCCGCCTACGCAGCTGAGCTAGACATCTTTCGTACTTCTCTCCTCTTTCGGAGGTCAGACAACACGCAGCCTCCTGACAACCCGACGGACATGCCGTAGAGACGTCGTCTGGGGCGATCTGAGACACTTCCAGGCCTTCGAAGGAGCAAGTGTCCATATCTACTCCCCAAGGGCGTTAAGGGCCCTCTGAAGCCTTCTGACGTCATATGGCGACAGAATGATGCTTACTTTCTTCTCGTGAAGGGGCGAATCCTTCTCTTTCGTGAGTTCGAGAGTAACGTAGTCGCCAATCTCTCCGTTAAGAAGGATTAAATCGTCATACGGCATCGATCTCTCAAGGTTAATCGTGATTCTCATCTACGCTCCTTGGTTGGCCACGCTAGGTTGTCCGACCGACAGTTAGATCGATTACCATCAAGGTGAATGATTTCTTGCGACATCGCTCGGCCTCGAACGGGAGGGAGGAATGAAGCAGCGACGATCTTGTCGAGTCGAAGTCGTCGACGTTCGTTGCCGTCCGCAGCAAGCATGACGAAGACGTTACCGTTCTCATCAGCGTGCAGACTCAAAGGTCGACCCATCTGTCCGCCAGCTCGACGGATGTTGCCGAGGTTACTAATGACATACTCGGGGAAGTTCATGACGTATCGCCACTCTTCGTATTCCGGCACAACACCTCCTACCATCTACTAAGGCCCATGCGAAAGGCATGATCCATGTTCTCAACGGGCGTAACCCACTCTAGGTTCTCAAAGTAATTATAAGTTTTATCGCCATCGATGTGGTTAACCCACTTTCGACGTTCAGTTCGACCTGGAACGAAAGCGTAGGCCACGAGCCGGTGTACAAGTAACTTGTTTATTCCGAACTCGTTGAGTAGGTTAACTTTGTAGTAACCGCCATTCAGTGTTTGTTTGAGAAAACGATGAGATCGAATGTTCCAAATATCGCTGAACTGATTTACGAGATAGTTCGGATAACCGACGATCTCCCGCCACTCTTCTCCCTCAAAGATCGCCTTTATCCTTTCTGCCCAGAAATCTGCCCAAAAACATGTTTAAAAGTTTCATTAGAAAATAAACATATTATGCATACAGTAAGTATGGGTTAACGACTACCTGTATACATAATAAGTCCCGTTAGGATTATAAGTGAAAGTATATAAAAGTGGGTTTTTGACCGAGAATACCGTATCACAAGTATACTTTAGTCACATTCGTAACATCAGTCACATCTGTAACCCCACTTATTATACATGTAGAGGCCTATTTTGTCCTCTTTTTGGAGTCATCTTGGCAGTGGTAACTGCACCATCCACACCACTTAGCTTGACGACTACACCCTCGAATCACGCAAATTTGCCCACTTTTTGCACGTCTTAACCATTGAAGCACGAATCGCCCTCACTTATTATACACGTGGAAGTTAGCGTTGACAGCCTCGAGTGCAGCCAAAACACCACAAGAAACGCCCCATCTGACCATCTCAAGGTCGTGATCAGAGAGCTGAATCTCGCGTTCAATCATGGATACCTTAGCCATATCGAAGGCTGCTTCATTGACTCTATCCGCGTTAAATGCCATCTCAGCCGTCCCTACGCCTTGTCCACCGACTGGTTCCCAAACGATGTCCCCAGCAGCCGGTAGTCAGAAGGATATGCACGTGCGGCCGCCTGCGACATGATCATTCGCTGCAACCCGTGGATATGGAACATCGCTTCCTTTAGGTCAGAGTCACGACTTACGCCCTGTGCCACCACCTCATTGAGCTGTGCCCACAGAGCTGACGTGGTGTCCATAGCATCCTTCTCAACCTCTGTGAGAAGGCCGACGTTGTCAACGCCTCGACCGTACTCGTCATGCATTCCCATCATTGTCTCCTCATGATGCCATTGAAGTCCTCCGGACCATCGGTAGGTAGCTGCCTTGAAGGATGCCGACGAGCGTCTCGCTGTCGAATGAGCTCTTTGGTCTCCTCATCCACACCAGGCAGCCAATCCCAGCTCAGAAGCCACCCTCGAACTGGCCCCTGACCGTCTGAGCCACGATAGCTATCGTAGTAGAGTCGCAGGTTGTGGAAACGAACGGGCGAGGACAACGCCCAGTCAATGAACTCAGGACTGTAGTTCGCCCACTCAGAGGCTAAGTGTTTGTTGTCTTGGTTGATGTAGATGATGTCAGGTGCCCCACCCATCAGATCACCTGCCACTGGACAATGACACGCTGGCCGTTCATGGCGCCGATGCGGTAGACGTTCTCATGCTTGATGTGACGCTCGTGCTCCTCAAGCGTGCAACGAAGGTTGAGGTCTCTCGACAAAGGAACCTCATTACCGCACTTCGGCGCGTCAACGATAGGGACCTTGAGGTCGACCATACGGAAGTTGTGGTCAATGTTGAGGTGGCTAATCGCTCGAGCCTGAATGAACGCGGCGTCGTAGTCAGAGATCTCAGCCATGCCGCCATCCTCACACAGAGGGCAGCGGAACTTGTAGACGGAGTCACCGGCGACCACGCGACGAGTGATGTTGATGTCAAGCTTCATAATGCGCTCCTAAATAGTGGTGTATGATGCGTACCTACGCCATTCCAATGACATGCTCCCCAACCAGCTCCAGGTCGGCCCCAGGATATCCCTCTAGTACCCTGAAGCCGACCTGTAGATCAGTTGTTTTGGAACCGCTCTCGATCGAGCTCCTTCTCCAACATATGCCCGCCAAAGTGAGCGATGAGGTTGTTGTCTAGATCATAGACCCACGTCTCATACAGAGGCCACGAGCCACCGATATACACTAGACGAGGTACGCCACGCTCCCTGCGAACCGTAATCAAAACCGGCTTACCTGTGACGGGGATGCCGTCTAACTCTGTGAGAACGTAGTACTCATCGTCCTTGAAAGAAGGTCGTGCGGTCTCCCCATCTTCCGCCTTACGTACACGGAAGACAGAGATATGCGGACCCTTACTCTTCGTCATCGACGTAGTTCGGCCAGACAGTCACAATGGTGCCCGGAAGGAAGTAGTGCGCCTTTCCATCATGAACCACGAGAATGTCCTGGTCGCTCTGATACTTCGAACGCTGGTTGGACGCCATCACGTCGGTGAGCCACCCATTGTTGAGGTAGGCACCGCGCATGCGCAGACGAGAACCCTCGAAGTTCGACCAGTACTCGATGAGCTCGGTCGCGGTCATCTCAATCCGCTCCTTGCGCCGCTGACTCTCCTGCTCCTCCTCAATGATGGAGAAGAGGTGAATACGATCCTTGGCGGGCACTCCCATGGTACGAAGCTTCTCGTCCAGCCAGCACGGGTCGATCTCATTCTTCAGTCGTGAAGCCATGCTTCGAACAGTGTCTGAGTCCATAGCCTCTGTCATCCTCGACGAGATGTACTCAGACCTAGCGAAGACATTGCGAGGCCTTGGGTTGGGCCCGTAGCGACGCACAGGACCATAGGGCGAGGTATTGCGCCCATAGGATCGATCGTCTTCATACTGCGACATAGTTACTCCTGGATAGTGATGTTGTCGGATGTCAGTCGCTCAGGCGCCTCTTTGCAAGCCTCACAGCAGTAACCTGTGTTCTTGTAGATCTGCATGAGAATGCGCTGACCACAGTTCTTACATAGCGTTTCCGCCATTAAAACCCCCTCGTGTTAGAAAATCAGTCATCCGTTGCTCCAAGAGATCTCGTCCTGAGGCTCCGGCCCATTACCTGCCCACACCAGCCCCTTGCACGCCATGCAGCGCCACCACGCCTCAATCGGCTTGTCGCCGGCAGAGAATCGAGGGCTGTTGCAGTTGCAGTGCTTGTCGACGCGCAGGGGACGAAGCCTCTCGACCACATTGGGTAGGCCCGCGTCAATCAAATAGTCCGGGACAAACATGACGTTTCTCGATGTCTGTTGGAGCTTATGCAGCTGTCGGTCTCGTAGTTCATCGGACTCAGCAGCCCGAGCCAATCCATCCACCATTGCAGGCAGCATGCTAACGAGAGTGTCGAGGTCGTGTTTGAAATGTGCGTTCGTGTGGTAGAGCTGACGATCAGACCCACGCAGAAGGGTCTCAACTATAGCGGTATGCCAACTCATAATGCCTCCTAACTACACTTTAGATATTGACCGCTCTCGATGAACGAACGCAGCGGCGGGAACAAGTCGAGAGTCTTGAGGTGTTGCCATGTGTACCAACGCATGTCCTGAGCCTTATCGGGCTCCATGAGCTGAGCAATGACAGTGTTGTACGGCTCGTCGTTCTCGTACTTGATTTGGTAGAACACACAGATCACGGTGTTGATCGGATCGGGATAGTGGTTACTCACCACCCCGACAAGGTTAGGATAACGGCCAAGCATGCCGGTCTCCTCATGCAACTCACGCAAGACCGCAGTCTCGATGTGCTCGCCCTGGTCAACCCAACCACCAGGCAGGCCCCACTGGTTCGCACCGTGGGCAGCATCAGGCGCTCGTCGCAACACCAAAACTCTATCAGTGTCACTGACGACAACTGCGGCTGTTCCCACGTGGACCTTAGGATCCCACATATATGCTCCTTAGTTACTGTAGTTCGGGAGGAAGTTGCGCTCGAAGGTCGTCGTTTGACCGAACCCAGTCGAGGAGTTCGGCACGTCGATACAAAAACGGACATCCTCCGTGGGGGCGATCAACCTGCAAACGCCCGACAGCAGCAGGACGCCTACCGACCCAACGACCACGGTGAGAACTCCACCAACTTGCGTTGTACAGCGTGTTGACGGGAACGTCCATCACACGAGCCAATTGCTGCAACGTGATGTAGCCCTTGCGGCGGGCGATCTTCTCAGGAATCATCTGCTCGTCATCAGGAGCCTCGACCTTCTCGACAATATCGAAGACCTCGTCGGTGGGCCGATCTTTGAAGCTGGGGTGCGTTGCTACTGCGCTGCCATGCTTACTCTGAGTCCTGCGCTCGCTCGTCTTCCGCATTGGTCTTCTCCAGCTCATCGTTGAAATGTTGAATACGGTCAAGAACTCCTTGAATGGTCAGATCACAACCACTAGGAAGGAGCCAGAAACGGTTGTCGTCGGTGTGTGCGTCAGGACGGGCTCCACACTCGGGGCAGAACCCGTCCCGCATGCGAATACGAGCGGCCGCATCTTGATAACTTTGCGTCATTCGGTATGCCTCCAAGTAGCTAGGATATAGCGCTCTGCAGCATCGCGCTCGTCGGGTGTGAGATCTTGCTTGTCCAGCTTCCGAAGCTTAGAAGCCAAGGTCTCCGAAGGATAACCTAACTCCCGTGCCTCGTTCGCTGTGAGCAACGGTCGGTAGAGGTTGAACGCATGTAGCGCTCGATCCATCATCTCTTCACGAGCACGAAGATCGACCGGCAGAGGTTCAGGCCTGAGAATCGGCTCGGCTGGAACGTCCTGGTATTGTTCGCGCAGACTGCTCACCTCAGGATAGACAATGCCTGGGTGAACCTTCTTACCGAATCTAGCTTGAGCCATTTTGTCGTCGAGCTCAGTCCAATTACAGCTAGGGACAGTGCAGACCGCAATGACGTTGGGGTCGATATGCGGCAGCAAGTTGTTCTCATGCTCGCCGATGGCTGTAAGAGTCAGCATGCGCTTGCGCTCAGCTTCCTCCCGACCCGAACGGTTCTTCCTACGCTTCTTCGTTGACTTGATGGAGTACCAAATGACGAAGTAACACCACACCACAAACGCCACCCCAAGGCCGAGCACAATGAGCTTACTCAAAGGTCTCACCCCAAGCGTTCGGGCCCTTGACGTAGCAGATCTCACGAATGGTGCCTTGATGAATCTCCGACACCAGATCCTCAGTCACCTCACCCTTGACATTGCTGAGGTAGATCATGGGCGTGTGCCCCTTGACCAGAGAAATGTCATCAACCTCAATGTCGAATGAAATGCTCCCAGCATCGTCTCGCTGCATCTCTGCGGCGGTACCGATCAGCTTAGGGCTTGCTGGGTATCGATCGAGAATAACCGGGATTGTGGGTTCAGAAGTGACGAGTGCGTTCGGCAGAATGGTGCGACCGTCGGGCGTCTCTCTTCCTTCGTATGCAACGACTTTCCTCATTGTTTCTCCTGATAGTATGATGACACTCGATATTGAAATCCTCACCGCACCCGAGGCAGCCTTGCATCTTTCGCCTTAGCTAGATCGAAGAAGGCCGCAGAGAGCAACACCCACGGCAGGGCGGTAAACAGAACGTCCATCCGGTTCTCATCGGTAGGGTTGATGAGAAGCCAGACGAAGCGAATCGCATGCACAATCGCAAGCAAAGCAGCGATCTTGGCGTAGAGTCTCAGTCGCCTAGGGTCGTCGTCTTCGAACATTACTCCTCCTTGATTCGTCCAGGACAGACCTTGATGTGTACATCGATGAGACCCCGAGAATATGGTCCGCCAACCACCAGAGACCCACACCGCAAACAGGTAGAGGTAGCCGGTGTAGAGAATTGGTTGTAGGAAAATTCATCAACGACAAACTTCACCTTCTCCGGACTAGGCGCAGGGTGATCGTAGGAACAACCCATTACTCCTCCTTGACTGGCTCAGCTGTTGGTTTGGGCTTAGGCTTGGGTTTGGGCTCAGACAAGATAGAAAGCGCATCTGCCAGCGCCCTGTCCGACTTGTCCAGCATGAAATGGAAGAGGTCATGCTCGTTCTGCTTGTCGCCACCGACCATGTTCCCGCAATCAGGACAGACGAGGAAGTTCACAGACTTAGCGTCGAAGCCAAGGACCGTCACTACGTCGTACCTACGCCCGCCACCTGGCTGCCGCTCTGCTGCCTCACTCATTGGGTTCCTCCTTCTTCACCGGAACATCGCCGAACAGGAGCCGTCGAACGACAACATCCACCGCCGCCTGGAAGGTCTCTTGCAGAATATCGGTGAGTTCAGACGTCGGCTTTGCAGGCTCGTCTTCCTTGTTGGGGTCGTACTCCCACCAACCATTGGCGAGAAGAAGATCGACCAGGTTGCCGTCTCGTTCAGTCCACCACGTGCGATAGATCTTCACGTAGTTCCTCATGTCGAAGTCGTCCGGCGGGTCAAGGATGTGCTTGTGCGTGTTGATCTGCACCGAACCATCTTCCGCCCACCAACGGCGGTAGACCTGCATCGACATACCAGACTCAGAGTCGTTCTTCAACGGATGGAAGTAGTCGCCCTCATCGGGGAGGAAATCGAGATCGTAGGCAGTCTCGAGAAGCCACGACTTACCGTGAAACCCATCTTGAATGGGGATTTGGAAGAGAACTTTGGGCATTAGCCCTCCCAACGGATCTTGTTGACGATGGCCTTAGAGATCGAGATCAGAGCCGCCTCAGTTTCCTTGCGAACCTCGTTGGACGACGGAAGTCGAACGAGGGCTTCAGCAAGACGCTCGTGGGCCTTGCTCAGGTCGTCGAGAGAAAGATTGTTAGCCATGGGTGTGCTCCTCTTCAATGTGGTCGTGCATATCGGTGGACTCGGCTAGGTCTTCACCTTCGGGCCCGGGAATAAAAGCAGCGAAGTCGGGGTTGGCCGCATTGAACTCAGCCTCGGCCCGCTCATGCTCCCGCTCCATCGCCTGGGTGTAGGCGTCCGACATACGGAAGCCAGCGAAGTTGAAGTTCAGAAGCATCTTCTCGGTGCGCTTGAGCTGCCAGAAGGTGAGCTTGCGGAACGGACCGAACTCAAGGTAGTTGGACGTGCCAATACACCACTCATACCTGCGAATGGTCGTAGCGAGGTTGAGCTGCTTGTTGTACTCAGTCACCTTCAGGAGAGAACGAACTCCTGCCAAGATGCCGGCGATAAGGCGGTAGCTATGCCACCACTCAAGGATCTTCTTCATATGTTTCTCCAGCAGATAGGGCAGACCGCTTTGAGGTCTGGGTCGTTGTGTGGTAGCAGGTTGAGTTCATGCTCTAATCGAGCCGAGTCCTTCAGAACATCGAGCAGCGTAGGAGGACATTCAGTCGCGCAATACTGGTAGGCAAAACAATCAGCCTCAAAATCGCACGAGAGATTGATAACCCTACCAGTCGGCAACATCATCGACGCCATCGATCCTCCTGTCTGGTTGTGCCAAACTCCTCGCCATACCACGTAGGGTGGGCGCGACGGTGTTGGGTCACGATGCTAGTTATGATGCGATCGGTGCTTTGAGGGACGGGTGGGGTTTTGGTTTGACGCCAGTCTCGCGGAATCGTGATACGCACTCCGCTTTTCGTGGTGACATCGATCTCCTTGGAAGGAACTTCAGAGACCCACTCGTCAATCCAAAGACGACGCGAACTCAACCCACGCATAGGCGCTGTGTTGACTCGCCACCACAAGTCACGATCTCTTTCTGCAGGGAAGTCGAACGTCTCTACGTCAAACCACATGTAGTCAGTCTCACGCTCAATGCTGTCGAACATGTCACGCAGTGCCGACGCAAATCCGTCGTTGATTTGTTGAGCGGCCTCGAGTGCAGCAACGCCGAAATCTCGGTAGATTCGAGTGATGCGGTCAATATGTGTGGAGATGACCTGCATCTCTGGCTGACGCATAACTCGACGCCCCGTGACCGTCCCATGTACAGGACGAGGAAAACTGACGGGTCCATGGTTTGTGGGGTAGACATATCCTCTGGTGAATCGGAGAGGCTCGTCAACGAAGTATCCACAGTTCCAACACGGCTCTGCGAAGTCCTCCCACGCCACAAAACAATCAAGACAGATCGGGACCTTGACGTAGTTGAGGAAATGGAACTCCTCGAAATTGTTGTCGTTGTAGGTCTCAATCAACGGCCGAACGAAGTTGCCTTCTTCATCATCCAGAAAGTTTGGGTGGGTGAAGAGCGGGTCGCCAGGCTGCCAGCCACTGCCGTCGCCATAGACGACCCGCTCGTTGTCGTACTGGAAGAGCTGCCATGCAAGACGGTAGCCCAGCTGGTCCGTCTCGTTCAGGAGCTCGATAGTGTCATTACGGGCCATAGAGGAACTCCTTTACGATTGTTTTGAACTTACGGGGCTACGCGTCCATGCTGCTGGAAGGCGTCGTGCGTGAGCGGGAAGGCATCCTTGAAGAACACCTCCATAGCGTTCGCCACCTGGTTGATCTCCCACTGCGGGTAGCTCGGGAACGTCGAGTTGTCGTCCTTCGTCCTCAGCGAGAGAAAATGCATGAGGCTGCGGGGGTTGAGCGTGACATACGCGGTCGAGTACACCCCGACCGGCAGACACATCCGAGCTACCTCCTTGGCAATGCCCGTCTGCAGCATGCGCTGGTAGGACTCCCACGCCACACGATATGCGTAGGTGAGCTCCGAGCTGACGATGCCCTTCTGCTGCTCGTTGCCGGCAACGAAGGTGTAGTGGCCAGCCTTGCCTTCCTGGATGAGCGGACGGTGCTCCGGCGGCAGGTAGAACACGGGGCTGAGCTCCATGTAACGACCCGACTGCTCGTTGTAGCTCACGCCAATGCGGTGACGCATAAACTCTCGCCACATGAAGATGGGGCCGGAGATCCGAGCAATGAACATAGCGTGCTCGAACGGAGACCCATGACGATTGCGCATGAGGAAATTGATCAGGCCGGCCGACTCCTCGGTGTCGATCGACTCTGCTCCGAGCGTTGACACACGAGCCGCCTTGCAGATCATGGCGTCAGAACCTGCCACCTCTACCAGCTCGCAGTCGAAGTCGCTGCGGAAAGTGATGTCGTTCATGTAACTCCTTTATCGGTTTTTTCTTCGATGGTGTACGTTGAGACTTCAGGGAGACCCGCACAGAAGAACGGGCCCCACTGAAACATTTGGTCATGCACGTGCGGCGGGTGGTCATCGCCTTCGTCCTGTCGGTGACAGGGAAGAAATGAATGAGCGTGCCCGAGCAGCTCATTCGTCTCTTCGTCGTAGAACGCGAACATCAGCGGAGACCGCTTTCTCGCTCCAACTTCTGCACATAAGCTTCGCGTCGAGCCGCGAGCTGTTGACGTCGCTGCAAAAGCTCTTCTTCCTGCTTGAGCAGTTTGAACTGGAGATCAAGCTCCTCATTCGCTTTGAGGTTCTCGAGTTCCTCCCCTGACGGCAACTTTTCGAAGTGGGTATCAAGACGAGCCATACACAGAACGATAGCCCAAATGAACAATCCGATAGCGCCAAGGCCCGCAAGCAGTTGCACGCAGAAGCCGAAGAAGTCACTCGGCCACGGCCAATCAGCCACGACAAACAGAACCGTGTCGAGCATAAGTAGCCCCCACCAGAATGTGGTGAGGAGCCACCAATCGCGATAGTACTTCATGTCAGCTCCCTACATAGTTAGTAACGGATGCCAGGCAGACGCTTGATCTCGATGTCCTTGTAGGCGTCGACAGGAATGGCGATGTGCGTACCAACCTGCGGCTTGATGATGACCTTGCCCTTGCTGGGCTGCTCGTCGACCCAGGCGTTGAACTCGTCGCGCTCCTTCTGACGCTTGCGCTCCGTCTCCTTGGCCTCAGCCTCTCGCTTCTTCTCTTCCTTCGCCTCGTAGCGGAAGAGGGCAACGAAGCCGGCGACTGCGCCGACGACGATCGTGAGCATGACAGCGATCTCACCATTGCTCACATCCCTTGTCGGGACAACGGTCGAGTCGTAACCGTCGTTGTAATCGGTGTCAGCCATTATCGTTCTCCTTGGTTGGTTCGAGATAGTTCTCGTCGTAGGGTGGGTCCATCTTGAGCCATCGCGAGTCGTTATGCTCAACGACGGCCACGATGTTGTTTCCGATCAGGAATTCGATGGTTCGGCGAACTACAGCTCTTGTCTGCTGAGCGCCAGTCATGTTCGGGTCATGCCGATTGGTGAGCGCGACGCCGTCGGCTGCGAAGCACGCGTCCTGAGTCAGTTTGTCGACCAGCCCCTGAGAGATGGGTGGGTCGATGAGGTTTTCGCCGACGATCTCACGAATAACTCGAAGGCGCTCCTCCGGGACGCTCTTGCGATAGAGGGCCCTCTCGACGCCTTGAAGCTTCTCGAGAGTCTCCATGTTGCGGTCGATAATCTCTTGCTCTTCACTCACGACTTGTCCTTCTCTAGATGATCGGCCATAGCGTTCATGGCGATACGAACGGCGTCTTCGATGGGCAGACGGATGATGTCGGACGGTGTTCCATCGGCGTACTTGACGACGAGACCGTTGTTTCGTCCGAGGATAGATAGACCGCTGTCACGGAAGTCAATGAGGACGTCCTCGACCGCTCGACGCCCCACCTCGTACATCACTGAGTCGTCGCCGGCAATACGACGCAGAACTTCAGAATCACTCATGATAATCCTCACATGTATAATAAGGTCAAAAAGATAAAAACCCTAACCCCTTGCGGGGTCGGGCTTGTGAATCACTTGGACTGGGACTTCTTCTTGGTGTCGTTGGCGATGATGGCGAGCGAGCTGACGGCGACTACGCCTGCGGCACCCCAGATGAGGATCGTTCGGATCTTCTCTTTGGTTTCGTAGGCCAGTCGCACGTCGACTTCGTTCAGCGCGTTGTGGGTTACGACGAACTTCATGGGGTCTCCTTGTGTGAGTGGTTCTCATTACAAGGCGTGTTTCCACCGCGATAAGCAAACCCTAACCCCTTGCGGGGTGTTGGGTCTCAGGTGTTGAGCTCTGCTTGGAAGTAGATCCAGCTGGTTTCGATGTCGGCGAATTCGGCAGCTCGGGCTTCCGTAGTCACTTCGATTTTGTGAATGAAGTGGAACGGGTGGCCGTTGTGCGTTTGGTAGGTGCGCATACGAAATGTGTACATGGGGTCTCCTTGTGTAGGTCTCATTACAAGGCGTGTTTCGACCGCGACCTCAGTACATCTTTCGCTCGGCATGCTCGAGACAAGCAGGGATCAATTTGCCATACGAATAATTGACGACAATGAAATGCGTCGCCTT